GGTTCAGGCTGCGACGGGCCGTGCGCAAGTCATAGCCGGTGCGCATCTCGCCACCGGCACGCTCAAAGGCTTCCTCGACGATCTCATTGAGGTCGAGGTCAAACGCAGCTACGCCTGAAGTTGTCATGCCTTAGCCTTATGTTTAATACATTCCAAAACCAGCAGCTTGACCGGCTGGTGCCGATCCACTCATTTGGTTCATGTATCCACGGCTACCAAAACCGCCACCAAACCCGCCGCCGAACGGGCTTGAGCCGCCTTGAGGCTGAGCGAAATTGCCTTGTTGCATGCCGCCACCAAAGCCTTGGCCACCCATCATCGGGTTAAAACCGCCGCCGAAGCCGCCTCCACCCATCATGGGGTTGTAGCCGCCAAAACCATTGCCAAAACCGCCAAAGCCATTGCCAAAGCCACCAAAGCCACCCATCATGGGGTTATAACCCATGCCGTAGCCGCCCATCTGGCTAAACAGACCGCCCAAGCCGCCCATGAAAGGGTTGAACTGCTGTTGTTGGAACTGCTGGTATGGGTTGAACTGCTGCTGTTGGAACTGCTGGAATTGCTGATACGGGTTGAACCGCTGTTGCTGATACGGGTTAAACCGCTGTTGCGGCTGCATATCCGCAGGCGGCGGAACGCGATATTCAGGTAATTTAAGGTTGGCGAGCATCTGCTGACCTTCGGGGGTCATCGCGTCGCTACTCAGCCCGGCATTGCCCGAGGGCATAGAACCAAGAGTTTGACCTCCAACCGTTCTTGCAGCATTAAAGGACGGAAAACCGGGTATCCCCGACACCATTCGGTTGTAGTCGTCAACTCGACCTGCGTCACGAACTGCAAGCTGCGGTGTAACCTGAGCCTCTGCGCCCTGCACCATCCCGGGCACACGTGCGCCATAAAACCGCCGCTCAAACTCGGCCATAACTCTAGGGTCGGTACCCGGTGCAAAGCTGCTCATCTGAACCTCGCTGTTTTCTTAGCAATAGCCTTGGGTTGCGCTACGAACTGCTTGCCGGAGGCTTTGCCTGCTCGCTTTGCTCGGGTTGAGGCGGCGTACTCTTGGGGGGAAAGAGCTTTGATCGCAGCTTCTGGAAGGTATCGCTCACCAGTTTTACTAGACGGTTTACCACTTTTGGTCCTCCACTTCTGGTCAGTCCAGTCCTTCAGAGACTGCTGAGGCTTCTTAGTCACGGTACCCGCCGCCCTTGGCCTTGTATTGCTTGGCCAGAAGCTGCGCTTTGCGGGCGCTCCACTGACCTGCCGCCGTGCCCTGCGTAGCCTGCCCCTTGATCTTCTCAAAGAGCGACTTGCGCATACCGGGTTTGGTGTAGTTGCCCGCTTCGTTGACTTTGGACTTGGTGGTCCCGCCTTCGGCGTACATGTCAACGTCGTTCGGGTCATCCTTGCGTCGGATGACCTTCTTCTTGGGCATCTTGGAGGGGGCGATTGCCCCCATCCCCCGGCTAGGCATCATGGTTACACCATCTTTCCACGGGTCTTGCCGCGCATGGCACAGCCGTCTGCACGAGACGAAGCAGTACCACCTTTGGCCTTGGGGATCGGGTCAGATGCCATCTTCATATCGCGCTCCAACTTCCGACGTTCTGCCGGAGTCAGTTTGCCCGTTTTGTCGATGTTCATCTTTCCAAGGCGCTGAGCTGGAGTAAGCGGCTTCGGAGCAGACTTCATGTCTTCCGTATTGGCAGGAACTTCCATGCCTTCACGGAAGACGCCACCGCCATCGTTGTAGCGGCGCTTCATGTCAGCAGGTCTTTCCGCCGCGCTTCATGCCCAGAGGCTTCGATGCGGCCATCTTGACCATCGTGCCCTTGGTCTTGCCCTTGGTGGCCAGACCGTCGCGGCTAGGAGCAGCGGTAGGAACTGCGCCCATCTTGGCCTTGGTGATACCGCCAGAAGCCATCTTCTTCATGCCCTTCATTTCGGACTCCTCATGTTTGATCATTGAACGGGGAGCACCGGCCTTCTTCATAAAGCCGATCTCTTTCTTAACCATCGCCTTGGACTCTTTCACATCGCCACCTTTTGCAAGAACTGCCGATTTACCGTGATTGGTTTTCGGCTTGTTGATGGACTGGATGTCTGCTCGACTTCCAGAACCAAACTTACGGCCCTTATCGGCCTTCATGTACTCTGCGCCAACAGACTGAGGAATGCCCATGCGCTTGGCAGCGGCGGGATCGTTGGCCACCATCGCCATCAAGTTGTGCTGTTTACGACTAACTGAGGGCACTTCGCTGCTCCTTCATGTACGCGTCGAGCTTGCCTTCAAGACGATCCAACCGAGCGATCACCCGGTTCATGTCGTCGTGCACATCGCCCTTCGTGACGTACTCCTTGGCGATCTCCTCTCGCGTACGGTTGAGAAGAATCTGAATACGCTGTACTTCCTCTGTGTGCGACTTGATCACCCACAAGATGATCGCCGACAGGAAGGACAGGATGATGTTCCATATCAGCAGTTCCATGCCCGAAGACTCTTGTTAATCCTCGAATTCGGATCTTTTGCGGTTTTTTCGCTCGTCAACTTCTTTTTCATCCCTTTCATACGGGCGCAAAAAGAGTCGCGGCGTGGCCCGCCCTCCGGCTGTGGAGCCTTCAGTCCGGGCTTCCCCGGATTCGCGGCGTTGTAGGAGGCTCGCCCCTTGGCGTTCAAGCCGCCCTTGGGGTTCTTTCCTTCCTTGCGCTGCCATGCCGGGGACTTAGCCATAGAACAGAGTCACCGCAGCGGCGCTGCCGGTATCGCAGAAGATGCCATTTTCAGCCAAGATGCCTTCGCCTGGAATCACCACAGTGTGGCAACCATTGGCGTTGGCGCCGACTTGCAGCAGTACCTTTCCCGACGCAGCCGAAGCGTTGTCATAGAACGTGACTGGGTCAGTACCGGCTGAAGACACGGCGACGTACGCACCTTTGATGCGAGCGCGGTAAGTAACCATCGCTGCATCTGTAGTGGTGTACGCTGCTTTGACGTCGTATTGCATCGCCATGATGCGCTCCTATTAGGTAGCGGTGGTGATGGCAATCCAAGCAGACGCGCCGCGCACATAGATGCGGTCGTTGGTGGTGGTGCCGTCAGTACGCAGGTAAAGCGAACCCTGAGCAGCCGTCACGGTGGGGGCACCGGAGCCAACAAAGACGCCCAAGTTTGCAGTGGAGGACATCAGAACTGCCGACATACCGCCTGCTGCAGGAGCCGTGCCGCTGTCAGCGGTCAGATTGCCCGTGGCAGAGACAGAAGCCGCAGTGACCGTGGTCGCAGTGACAGCGCCGGTAATAGCACCAACAAAACCGTTGTTTGATACGACCGGGCCGCTAAAAGTCGTGGTTCCCATGTGGAACACTCCTCAAATTGCGCTTGCTGTCTCTGAGGTCAGTCCGCCAAGTCGGTCAGCAAGCAGGTTGAAAATCTTGGGACTAACGAGTTTATACACCCATTGCCCAAAAAAGAAAAGGGGGCCGAAGCCCCCTTTTCTGCAGAACCACTTAGGCTCCGGGCGAACCGAAGATTCCCAGGGGATCAGACCAGCCGAACGAATAACGCTCGCGGGCCTTGTAGCGCACGTTGCCGGTGTCAAAGTCACCATCCATTGACGTAGACATGGCCACACGCTCGAAGTGCTTCAGACCGTTGGGCACGTCCGTGGTCAGGAACCACGCATTGCTGTCGGTCAAGAAGTGGTTGACGGTATAGCCACCGGGGATGGCACCCATCTGCTTGATAGCGTTGATGTCGTTATCAGCAGTAGCCACACGCAGTTCCGTGTCAAGCAGACGCTTGGCCGTGAACATCAGTGCGGGCGGGATCACCAGCTTGATGGGCTTGGCAGCGATCAGCAGACCGCGCTCATCCGTCCATGCGGCGATCTGAATGACGGCGTTCTCAAGAGAAGTCTCATTCAGGTCAGCAGCGACGGCGGGCGTGTTGCTGTTGGTACCACCAGACACCAGGGGGTGCGCGGTCGAGAACAAGGGCACGCCATCACCGCCCGGATAGGCAGTGTTGAAGCCGTTGTTCAGCACCGATGCAGCCTTGACCTGCTTGGTGTAGGACATCGCACGGGCCAGAGCCTTGGTGTAGCGGGCAGACAGACTGTCATACAGGTTGTCTTCCACTGCTTCCTCGGTGATCGAGAAGCCAAGG